CGTCGGCCGATTTCGGTACTACATACCCGATATCGAGTCGTCTCAGTGGACACGGAGAGCCCAAACAGCACTCTTTGGCGCCAACCCGACGCCTAGTTTGCTGTGGGAGGTTATGCCGTGGACCTGGCTTGTCGGCTATTTCTCAAACGTTGGGGACGTGATAAGCAACATGTCTTCCAACGCAGTCGACAATCTAGTGACTGACTATGCATACGTCATGCGCACCAAAAAGGTGCATGAGACGTATACCGCCGTGGGAACTTTCAGAGGGGTTAATTCCTCCTTTAAGAACTCCAGCGGAACTTATTCTGCGACGTCTTCTCAGACGACGGAGAGTAAGAGCAGGTCAGCCTCTACTCCTTACGGATTCGGAGTCTCGTTTGGCAGCCTAAGCGGTTACCAGACGGGAATCCTAGCCGCGCTTGGAATCTCCAGGTCGCGGTTCTAACCATCAACCTCCGGTGTCCTTCCATGTTCGCAGACCCTCAATCCATTACCGTCAACGCAGTGGCTCAGTCGCTCCCGGCTATTGCCAGGAACGATGTGTCCAGTAAGTACCAGAAGGACGACGCGACATTCTCTATGTCGATCGCCCATCAGTACAAAGCTGAACGCAACCGCTTCACTGTCCGCATCGATGCGAACAAAGTCGCGGCTGATCCTCTTGCGAGCGCGAACAATCGCGTATATTCGCAGTCCTGCTATATCACCATGGACAAGCCTACTGTTGGGTACTCCAATGCGGAGACTCAGCAGCTTGCTTCGGCCTTGGTGGCGTGGCTGACTTCTGCGAATATTTTGAAGGTTCTGGGTGGCGAGACCTAACAAGGTCTCGCGATCGAGGGAACGCGGGCGTGGCTCGGATGGCGACCCAAAGTTAGGGGGCACCATGAAAAGCCTTGCCTGGCTCACGGAGGAAGTCCTGCGAGATTGCGGGACTAGGTGCGGTGCCGACACTCAGGCTGACGTAAGAACTGTCAGACTGAGAACTGATTACGAGGGCGAATCGTTTTTAACGATCACCCTACCAGACCTGGGCGCTGCCTTTGACAGGGCAATTGCTTCAGGCCGGTTGGACCCATCGATGACGCCTGCTTTTGGCAAGCATCCTCACGGTCTCCCCAAATTCCTTCGGGGTTTCCTGGTCCAAGTATTCAGTCTAGACGGCGTCTTGCTTCCGACACCTTCGCTTGATGCTATTCAAGCGATTCGGCAGATATGTAACCTGCAGAAGAAGGTGCTCCGTGAATGCGTTGATAAGCGCAAACACGCAGCACTAACAGGGTATCGGAAGACTGACGATGAACTCGACACGGGTGAGCCCACAAACGACCCTGACACTCTTAGAGCGTTTCGGTTTGTTAGTGGCGTGGTTTGGACTTCTGTTCTTAAAGGCCTTCCTTTCGGAGACCTCTTTGACAGACTGCATCCAGCACACGGACCTGGTACCACCGTTGAGCGCGTACTTGGAAACTCTAAGTACGTGCTTCGCAAGTGGTACACGCGTCTTGAGAGACACTTTCCCTTCACCGAGTTTGGACTGGCTTCAGTCCGTAATCTTGGTGAGGAAGAGTGTCCTCTAGAGCGAGTCGAGTTCATTGAGCCCCAGGACGAGGAACCTGTTCGGGTTACTCTCGTTCCTAAGACGATGAAGACACCACGAGTTATCGCGATCGAGCCTGTCTGTATGCAATACATGCAACAGGGGCTTTTGCGACAGCTCGTTCCCCTTATAGAAAAGGGACGCTACACTGGTGGTCGGGTCAATTTCTCAGACCAGACGATCAATGGAGCTTTGGCGTTAGCTTCCTCTCGTGATGGTCGTCTTGCGACGATTGACATGAAGGAGGCCAGCGACAGGGTGTCTCTTGCTCACGTAAACCTCATGCTTGAGTCTGTCCCCCACTTGAGGGAACAGATTATGGCGTGTAGGTCTACGCGGGCCGTACTTCCTGATGGGACGGTGATCCCTGTCAAGAAGTTCGCGTCGATGGGCTCAGCATTGTGTTTTCCGATGGAAGCGATGGTTTTCTTTATAGCCATCGTTGCCCGTCGGATGACTCATGCTAGATGCCGTCTAACGCCACGCAACGTCTTGAAGATGTCGCGTGACGTTTACGTCTACGGGGATGATATTCTTGTCCCTACAGACGAGGCACCTACTGTCTGTGCTTACCTTGAATCGATAGGTCTCAAGGTGAACCAACGCAAGTCTTTCTGGACTGGGAAGTTCAGAGAGTCCTGCGGAGTGGATGCTTATGACGGACACGACGTCACTCCGACGTATGTTCGTTACTTGCCTCCAACAGGCAGACATGACTCTTCGGAGGTTATCGGTTGGGTTGCCACAGCCAATCAGTTCTATATGAAGGGCTACTGGCAGACCGCTCGTGCTATGCGTGCCCACGTCGAATCCGTCGTGGGCCCACTTCCGCACTTGTCCGAAACCTCAGAGGGATTGGGTTGGTTGTCCTATAGAAAGGAGATCCAACACCGGCGCTGGAACAAGACGTTGATGCGGTTTGAAATCCGCACCCTCGTCCCATATCCTAAGCGTAGACAGGATCCCTTGTCAGGGGATTCTGCCCTCATGAAGTGCTTCTCGGTGATCGGGGCAAAGGCCCAGGTCGCTAAGGAGCATCTCCAAGAGTCTGTGACGCGCGGGCGTCTAGCACTAAAAACCCG